TTTGAGCTTATTTTTATCGCTTTCGATAGCGATAAAGCTGGTGACGATGCGGCTTCGAAGGCTTTGCAATATATCCCTTTTGAAAAATATCGTCGTTTAAAATTTCCTCTTGACGAAGATGGAATTCCCTACAAAGACGCAAACGATTGGTTATTAGCATGTCCGCTCATAGACAAGCAAGATTTAGATTATTGCATGTTGCAAGCTAAAAAGATCGAAAGTCCATCGATTACACATCTTTCGGAGCTTGATGATAGTGCGTTTGATGCCATCGACGTTGGCTTGTCGACAGGATTTAAGTCTTTAGATCATGTTTTGGGTGGGTTGAGAAAAGAAGAACTTACACTCATCACGTCAGAAACTGGATCAGGTAAAACAACTTTTGCAATGAATCTTGTAGTTAACTTAGTTAATCAAGGCGCTTCTGTGTGGATTAACTCTTTTGAAATGAAAGATAGATCTATTCGTAGAAAAATCGCGGGTATAGTCTTAAAAAAAGAAATTGACACGCAGAAAATCAACGATTACGATGTAAAAAAATTTAAAGAATGGGAACAAAAACACAAAATTTATATAAACTCTCACGATAATTATATGTATATAGATAAACTAAAGAAAGAAGTGGAATTTGCGTGTCTAGGTTACAAAGTAGATTACATCGTATTCGATCACTTAGACTTTCTTTATGACGTGCAAGATAAAAACGCTTTTGCAGCCGTGTCTAAAGTAATGCAAGAGCTTCATATTCTATGCTCTAGATATAAAATAGGAATTATTTTAATCGCTCATCCGAAACAGATTCAAGGTGTTGTTAGAGAGATAACGTTCAATGACTTAAAGGGCGGTAGTTGCATAAGGCAGATGTCTGAGAATATCATTATTTTGACGAGAAAAGACTTGATAAATTCTGAGGAGTCGGGAAAGACAACGGTTTCCGTGGTAAAAAATCGTGAGCTTGGAAAAATCGGACGTTTTGACTTGAAGTATAACTATAAGTCATGCATTTATTCAGATTGCGAGACAAAGATTGAATTCATGCCTTATATGCCTTACAAAGATGATTGAAAAAGAGGTAAAGATGGAAATTTTAGCTGTTAGACCCGTCAATAAGGGATTTGTCAAGTGTAGCGTAGACGTGTCCATCCAAACGCGCGTTGGCGAGAAAGAAGTTCCTTTTATTATCAGACGTATTTCGGTCTTTGAAAAAGAAGGCCAAAGCTGGATCAGTCTTCCGTCTGAAAAGTATGAAAAAGATGGTAAAAAACAATTTTACGCTTACGCTCTTTTTAAAGATCCGGCTCATCAAAAAGATTTTCAAAACGAGCTTTTGACCATTTTAAATAAAAGCAACACAGGTTCTCAGAAAGCGCCCGTGAAAAGACAGATAGAGTATGAACAGGATGATTTACCTTTTTAAAGGAAATTTTTATGAATTTTGAACTGGAAGATTATAATTCTGAAGAAGTTAACGAATTGTGCAGGGAAATTTCAGAGGTTTTAGAGGGAGAGAAGGCGTTTATTGTGATAGCTGCGCTGCATAAAATCACAAAAAAGATTCTTGAGTCTGAGATACGCTGTACGTAGAAAAACCCCCCGCGCCAAAGCGCAGGGGTAAACAAAGAGTCACAATATACAAGTGCTCACTTAAGCACGGATCGGTACCATTCATGCTAAAAATGTTGATCCGTCAAAAATATAGTAAATTTTGTATTTACGAAAAAGAAGTTTGTAAAAGATATCTTTATCCTCTTAACTTCATAGTGTTAGCATGAATCTTATAGCAAGAGCCCGTTTACCTATACGCACATACAGTGAGACAAACAAATTTAGCGCCGGTTGGGTGCAAAGAGAAAGGCATCGCAAGCAAAAAATGCTTGTGCATCAAGCGCTTAGAGTTCCCGTTCTTGATCGAAAGCCGCTTTTAGTAGTGCTCACACGTATCTCGCCTCGAAAATTAGACGCGCACGACGGGCTTCCTTACTCGCTAAAATGGATTGCTGACGCGGTAGCTGAAAAGCTCGTTCCGGGGAAAAAAGTAGGACAGGCAGATGCATCAAAAGATATTGAGTGGCAGTATGCGCAAGTGCGAGGAGCGGTGCGAGAGTATGCAGTTGACATAAGGATATTTGAAAAAGAGGTGGAAGATGGCAGTTAAAGCTTGCATATTCATACAGATATTTTTAATTTCACTTATTATTATGACAGCTTTCTTGTCGATGTCTAGTTGTACGTATACAGTCAACTGTGTGCACACACAGGGATCGGCGTCTGACGTGATCGACGAAGAACAAGACGCCTCGCCTGAAGTGTCGCCAACTTTAAATTTTAAAGGGATTTAAGATGCCGCTTTTAAAAGGTAAGAAAAATAATTGTTCCTTCGTGCGCTTTGAGGACTTCTCCAATCCTTTTGTAGGCGTACGGTGATTCGTCAAGATCGCCTCCACGCACTTCGACGCCAACTCGTTTAATCCAGGCATCATGCTCGTCTCGTTTGACAAGTCCTTCTGTGAGCATTTTCCCTGTTTTGCGGCATTTTTTCCCTTTGGCTTGAGTTCTTCCAAGTAGACGCCCTGATCCATGGATTGTCGAATTAAGAGCCTGTGTACTATCAGGTGATTCGATTCCTTCAAGTATGACGGAAACATCCCCCATAGAGCCTCCCACAAAACCTCTTTGACCTGGGAATGAAGGTGTAGCTCCTTTTCGGATAACCCACAAATCTTTATCAAAATGTCTTTCTTTCCATGCAAAGTTATGGTGATTGTGACACTCATCAAGTATCCGCGCTCTAAGTATTTTGGCAACACGGTCACATACCCAATCTCTGCCAGCGTAAGCATATCTACCAGCGAGTTCCATGCATTTAAGATATTGCTCTCCGAGGTCTGAAGTTTCATCAAGAACGACCGGCACTGCGTGGATTCCATCTTTACCTCCTGCTGCTTTTATGAAATGAGTGCAGATACTATGCCCAAGACCGCGCGAACCGAAATGAACACCAATCCAAACCCTATTAAGCTCATCCGTAAAGATATCCACGTAATGATTTCCACTACCCACGGTACCAAGCTGAGCTGCTGCTTTATCTTTAAGATTTCGAAGAATTTCCAATTCGTCCCAGATGGGTTCATCCAAGACACTATTCTCCACTTTCTCGCTGTTTATTCTACCAACTCCAAACGATATATGTTTTTGTACTTCATTCATTGTCCTATAGATGTTCGCTTTAAGTGTCTGCGCATCGCAATCGCACAGCACAGCCTTGTTACCGCAGGCAATGTCAAAACCGACACCATTAACACAGATGCGTCCTTCATAAGCAATAACGCCACCAACGGGCACACTATAACCGATATGGTGGTCAGCCATGAGAGCGCCATACACAGCTTCATATTTCATCACCTCTTTCATCTGTGACAGTGCTTCTGGCAAAACTTCACCCCATACAGGAATTTGATCTATTATATTCATTTTCTCTCGTTTTTCTGTCTATCTAGCATTTTCTATCTCCTATCGCACAATTACTATGCAACGAGAAAAAAATGTAAAAATTAAAAAAGGTTTTTGTCAATTAATCTCTTTCTTTTTGAATTTGCTTAAGGTAGGATTCGAACCTACGGGCCTGAAACACGCTTTTTTTAGAAGCCCTGTTTCAAGTCTGTCCGTGAAAACGGAGTGCAATCAGCCTCTCTGCCACTCAAGCATATTTTATATAGATAAAACCAGGGGGTCCGGAATCAAACCGTCGTATGCTAGCTACCCAAATCTGGCCCCTGACAAATGATTTAGTCTAACATCGCAAGCATAACAAATCCAATAAAAAGATCTGCGCACAATGAATATTAAAGATTAAAAAATTTCCGCAGTAGTATGGAAAATATTTATCCAACCCTCGTCGCTGAGAGCCTTCCATATACGTTAACCGCTCCAGTTGAAAAAGTTGCGGAGGCGCATAAGTATACAGTAGTTGTTGATGTAAGTGTAAATCGCTTCTGAGGTATCGCCATAGGTATCTGTGCGCCCGAAAACGCAGCTGTGTAGTTTGCTTGATTGTCTCCAATCGTGAGTCCTAGCGTTGCGCTTGTCGTGCTAATCCCAGCGCTAAGAATTGTAACTGCGCCTGGACATACAAAGTTGCTTAACGCGCTCACATCCCAAATCCCAGCTGTTAAGCTAATACTTGTTACGTTTATTGTGTTTCCCGAGGCTGGGATACTGACATTTGTTCCATTTGCTGTAATAGATTCGCCTAAATAACCGGCGGTTGGAGCCGTTGTTGTAGACCCCGCAATCGTTCCCGCAATTGTTTGCGTAGTGGTATTTATTGTTTTTGACGATCCTGTAAAACTTAAAGTTCGATAATTTGAGGTACCCGCACCTGTTATCACATTAGTGTTAGATGAACTTAAAATTGCTCCAGCTATATTACAAGTCGTTCCAGATCCGATTGACAAACACGAAGCAGTTCCAGACGCAAAATATCCCCCTAAAATAGTTTGAATTCCAGTCCCTGCGGATGTAAAGCAAGCTGTGTTAATCGATGACGCATCCACATATGTGTTTTCAAAAAATATATTGCCAGTTGAAGATGTTGAAAAAACACTTCCAAAAATTGAGTAAAAAATTTCAATAGTTGTTGAGGATGTAGTGCTTGCGGTTGTAGAGCCTCCAGAATTGTTAAAATTTACATATCGCAACGACATTCTTCCGGCTGATGAAGCTGTAAAAATACCAATTCCCGTCGTGCCAAGATCGCCCGAGCAGTTTTGTATATTTATCGCAGAGCTTGAGTTAGAAGATGAATACGTTATACCTGTGTTATTTGTAAAATTAAGATAGCAGTTTTGAAGATTGACGACAGAAGCAGCGGATCCGGTGACGGCTAGCGCGGCGGCTGAGTTAGTTTGCAGTTGTACGCCTGAAATTGTGACCGTTCCTGCTTCTGATAACGTACAAGTACCTTGAATAATTACCTTTCCCGTGCCATTTAAAGAACTGTCAGAGCCAAAAGCAGTGATATTGACTCCGCCTTTTAATGAAAAATTGCCTGTGTATGTGCCAGGTCTTATAGAAATCGTGTCGCCAGATGACGCGCTTGCGAGTGCGGACGGTAGTGTTGTATGCGTGCCATTTGCTGCGGATGCGTCTACAATAAATTTTGAGGGTCCGTAGTTGTTTGTTGATAAGGCGTGTGTGAATGTCATATAATTTCTTTACAAAATTGGCGTTGAGTCTTGTTCGTATATCAATAAAAAGACCGTTACTAGGAAGACTGACATCATAATTATTTCCGCAGATGGCATGTGCTGACCTCGTGTTTTTCTCTTATGATATAAAAAATACAGGTAATATATTGTGTCCGTTAATAACTAAGCTAGATTGTGTTATAGTAGGCAAAGCTCCAAAAGCGTTATCGTAATAAAGATAATTTGCCGGCGCTGCTGTGTCTGCTGTGTCTATTGGCAATGCAGCAAAATTTAAAAGAGCAGAAGGAAATTTTCGAAAAACCGGCGTTCCTCCGTCAATCGTAATACCAAAATAGTACCATCCTGATGTAATCGAAAACGACAATCCGGTAGCTTGTTTGATACCTGTTGCAGCTATAGAAATATTTCCAGAGTCAACTAAAACAGTTGATGGTAAGCCATTTGCAATATTATAAAGACCTAGTCGGATATTGTTAGCCGAGTTTCCAGATGTGAGGATAGCCGCGATTTTCGTATATGACGCAGTATAGGGAAGATACACTTGAAAAAAGTAAATTCTGTTAGCTGTAGCGATCGTGGTAGAGCCGTTTGAAGGACTTAAAGAACCCGTTTGCATGGCTGTCGTTTGCCAAGTCGCAGTGCCTATTGTCGTTCCGGAAATATTTGGAGGAATTATAGAAGGCGTGATCGTTTGATAAGACGGATTTGAAGACGCTCCGTTGCTGACAAGTGCTTGCCCTGCACTACCAGGAGAGACATTAGCAATTTTATTTCCTGAGTCGCCGACAAGAGTGTTGTATTGAGTGATGGGGGAATTTAGGCTATTAGCAGGAGACGACATAAAATCCTATTATGCAAGAATCCAAGTGCCTACAACGCTTACAGCATAGAAAAAGCCATCTGTCGCATTGAATCTCAAAGTTAAAGAATCGCCTATAGCTGTGCTAACAGCCGTTCCAGCCGCAGAAGAAATAATAGAGCCTATTCTGATTTTTTGTGCTGATACAGCTTGCACAATAAGAGCGCCGGCGGTAGTACAGACAAATACAAACAAATCCCCGTCAGACAAACCTGCACTTGCCGGAAGTGTGCGCGTTGCAATTCCATTAACGAACTCTCCCGTATTTAGCGCACTTGTTCCGCTACCGCCAACTTGAGAAAATGGAGGACTTTTTATAGTAAGGGTAGAACCAGAGCCTGAGGTCTTGCTACCTGATAGGCCGGCAATCGTCCAATTTCCTGAGCTTGGATTGAGAAAGCCGCCCGCGTCTCCCGATATCGTCTCTCCTAAGCCTGAGCCGTTTACAGAAACGAATCCGTTGGCGTCAACAGTAAATCGAGCTGAATCAAAATTTGATAGGCCGATCTTTGTTGCGTCTGTTGCGGCGACGGCTTGTGATGCCTGTACTTGAATGGTGACGGTATTTGAAGAAGTCCCGTTTGAGCGAATAGGGTTCGTGCCCGCGACTACCACCCCACCGCTAATATTTACTAACCCCGATGCGTCTGGAACGACGGGCGATATTCCGGTTTGCGTTCCAATGCTATCAATAGCTGAACCAGATCCTGATAAGTCAATGGTGATATTTGGAGAAGAGTAGCCGATAGTGATAGTGCCCAAAGGCGAAGTAATAGAGCCGCCTAAAATTTCGGGAGTAGGAGCGGTGTTTCCTGTGCCGATGGGAAGTTTTCCGGCTGCATTCAAAATACCTAAATGCGGATTGGGTGCGTCATTGTCAAAATTTAAATTTTTACCAACTACAACATTGTTTTCAAAACCGCTCATTATGAAACCTTTATGTATTCCCCTGAGACGTTCCAGTTGATAGTTAATCCCGCGACACCTGTGACGCGAAAAATTACATTATTTCCCGATGCTATTAAGGCACTAGAGCTTGTAATTAACGCCGCATCTGCTTGCGTTACAGAATCTGTATCATCGATAACGGTAGAGGAAACACCGTCCGTCCGAACGCAACTGAAAGTGTCGAAAGACGCTCCCGCTGGGGTGGAGGCATTAAATTCTACTACAGAGCAATTGAAAAAAAATGTTGAAGGAGTAGCGCCTAGTGAAAAGGTGAAAAGGTCGGCCGTTGTCGCTCCAACCGTGGTTCCTGTACCTCGAACCTTGTTAGTCAAGACGATATCGACTTCGTTAGCGGTTCCTGTGCCGACCACACCGCCTTTTATTACAATTCCGCTATTTTCATCTTCAGTAGAGTCGGTGCCGTGTATAATAAGGATGTTGGTGGCAGGAACAGCGTTTCCGTCGTCTGTCTGATAAGTGGTGGCTACAGAAGGGGGGACAGGGCCGACAGATAGATCTTTTATGATTTGGCTCATGTCATCTCGCTGAGAGTATAGATAAGCGGAAAGCTCCTGTTCCTCCGGTGCCTTTCACGTAAAATTGCGTCCCCACATCTATAGTAAAATTGGACGCGATCCCATGATTAGCGCGAAAATCTAATACTAGAGCTTCACCGGCCGAAAAAGTCTTCCACGTGGTTGTAGAATTATCCGAAACTTCCACGTCTACATCGCTTTGATTATCAAAAATAGCGATGACCGGCATCGCGGTTAGAGGCGTGCCTAGCGTTTGGAAAGATCCGGTAAAAGCCGCCGAGCGGCTTCTTTCTGTCTCAAACTCAGCTCTTTGGCTAATATTGCTCATGTTTTTCCTATGCTACGTATGAATAAGCCCAGACGGTTCCATTTGAGTAAACGGTGGCTCCAGAGTAAGCGGCCGACAGGACTTTTGAAGCGGCAGAAGCTCCACCACCAACCAAGTTTGTTCCACCGCCCCCAATTGTGATGTTATTAACGGCGGCAGCTCCTCCCACGTCTCTGATGACAAAGGTCCGACCAGCCACTGAGCTAGCCGCTGGCAGCGTCACAGTCAAGACGCCGGCGCTTGTATCACAAGCGATGAAATAATCAGTTCCTAAAACAGTGTAAGGGGTGTCGGCATTGCCTTTTGACGTGACGGGCACAATTAGCCCAGATGCAAATTTTATACTTCCGGTACCCGCTGTCAGATTGATTCGAGACGCTGCACCTGAAGCGGTAAAATTCAATGCGTCAGTAACGTTTTCGCCGGCTGTTAGCGTCATTGAACCATTAGTATTCGTTATAATGGTATCTTTTGCAGCCGCTCCGGTAGCTACAAAATTTACCCCGCCCGCACTTGTGATATTGATAGAGTCGGCGTTAGCCTCTCCTGATGTGATATTTACAGCCCCAGCCGAGGATGATAAGGTTAGATCAGCTGCGCCAGTAACGGTAAAATTTGAAGCTGTGGCAGAATCAAATGAAATGGCTGCGGTGGTATCTACTGTTACCCCTCCACTTCCCGCATTCATGTCTATCCCACCGCCTACGGTTGTGGCATTTAACTGAATCGCGTCCACGGCGGCCTCAGCCCCTGTAATCACTATCGATCCAGCTGTAGATGAAAGGGTTAAGTCAAATGCCCCAGTGACTGTGAAATTGGAGGCAGCAGCAGAGTCTAAAGACAGCGCGCCAGTGGTATCGATTGTGATCCCACCTGTTCCGGCGTCGACATCGATTCCCCCTGCGGCGTTACTGGAAATTATCCGAATGGCATCCGCGGCGGCTTGAGAGGAATTAAGATTTATCTGAAGGGCAACGTCTACGTCTAACCCCCCAGAAGCGGCATCAAAATTAAGAGCGTCTGCGGCGGCTTCGCCAGCACTAAGATTAATACTTCCTGCTGTAGATGAGTTGGTTAAGTCAAAAGCTCCGGTTACGGTAAAGTTTGAAGCGGCGGCAGAATCTAAAGAAATCGCCCCAGTGGTATCGACAATAAAGCCAGCTGTTCCAGCGTCGACGTCGATTCCTCCGGCTGCATTAGAGGTGTTGATGTTGATTGCATCAGCGTTTGCCAATCCCGAGGTAAGTGTGAGACCGCCTACATCTGAGTGAATAAAAACAGAAGCAACACCGGTTCCTTGGTCGACGTATAAATCGATCGTTTCAGAAGTACCGCCATTGGCGTGTAGATAGATGGCTTGAGCGGCGTTTTCTGTTGCTGAAAGGTTTATAGATGAACCGGTTGCGATTAAGTCAATATCTTCTCCAGCGGATCCCGTCGCTAAAATGTCAATCCCGCCCGCTGAGGATGTGAAGACTAAAGCATCCGCGGCGTTTTGCGTGCTAGTCACCGCGATTTGTCCGGCCGCAGTTTGTGTGATCCCGCCCGTACTTGCCGCCAACGTGATGGCATCGGCTACGCCTTCACCGGCTGAAATATGTATCGATCCAAGAGTATTGACGATATCAGTATCTAGACCAGCTCCGCCACCCGCCGTAATGTCTATACCTCCAGAGGTGGAGGTAATAACGATACCGCTAGCTATAGCCTCTCCAGCGGTCAAGTTGATAGATCCCGCTGTATTGACTAAGTCAATATCTTCCCCAGCTGCCCCGGCCGCCGTAATGTCAATCCCGCCAGCGCTGGCATTAAGTACAATGGCGTCGGCCGCATTCTGTGAACAGGCAATGTTGATTTGAAGTGCGGCGTCGGCGTCAATCCCGCCTGCGGCTGAAAGAAGGGTAATAGCATTTGCGGCGGCTTCTTCGCCGTTGACAATGACTCTTCCGGCATCACTAGAAAGGGTAAGGTCAATCCCGGCCCCTGTCACATCAAATAAACTAGCTGTATCGGATGTCATAGAAATGGCACCCGTAGAAGTAAAGGTTACTGTACCTGTTGCGCTTAAGTTGGTAAAAGAGCCTTCCCCATTCCCAGCCGCTATTAATTGCGTTACCCGTAGAGGTGTCATCCCAACGTCATTATTTGTTCCCGCTTCCGCCTCGGCTTGGGTGGCTTTTTTAACAAGACCCGCTGTTATTTCGTTCCAAGTCGTACCGCCAGCCAGGGCAACTAAAGCTAGTTTTGCCGGAGTGATAATAGTGGTGTCATCTATACCCGCGATGGCTTCCGCTGCTGTAGCTAACTCAGCAATGCCCGCGACTGATTCCGTGGCTTGTTGAACCGTGGTTTGATTCCAAATCCCTTTACCTTCGTTTGAAAACAAAGTCTGCGTAGTTTCGTTATACCAAAGTTGACCAGGACTAAAATTTATATCGTTAACAGTTGGATCTCTAGTCGAAATAACAGGCACGGGTAAGACGGGAAGTTGGTTTTGATTCACTCCCGTAGCTAGCTGAATCTTAGTCATTTTGAAGCTCCTTGCTAAAGCTTCAAAATTTGTAAGAAGTAGGATTAAGTCAATACGTGTTAACTTTTTTTGTCTTTTTCCTTTAATTTTTTGTTGAGCTTTTCATAATTGTTTATGAAAGCTGGCGCATTTTCTCTTTGCGCTTCCAAGATTGCTCGCCAATAATATTGAGATAAATTTGGATCTTGCCATACCCTATAAGCTGTTTGTGCTGTCTTATAAGCCGCAGGAATGCCAACAGAAGCAGGTAAAGCAACAATAGGAGATTTTATGCCTCCATAAGTTGTTACACCAAATAGTGCAGCTGCTGGACCTTGTAAAATCTTAGAGTATGGGCCTTTTGCCAAGTTGTCCACCCAGTTTGTCATAGCTCGACTTTGATGAATGACGGCCCAGGCTTGTATACCTCCTCGCCAATCTCTCATAGCATTAGGAAATCTTTTTGAAGATTCCATAATTTCATCTCTAACGGCGTTTCTTACTTCATCGATAGCTCTTCTTGCAAAGTTTTGATCACTGCGATTTAACTCAAAAAGTCCTCGATTCCTTTTAGCAGCATTAATTCCATCATATGCATTCATCATAGATCTAACACTGGTTTGACCGTTTTGCAAATCCTTTGTTATACCATCCAATTGTTGCCTAGCTAAAGACGACCTAGGATCAGAATGCAGAAGAAAATTGCTATTAGAAACTTGCATAAGCCTATTTTGCAACCTTGGCACATCGATATTTACGGTATTAGGAATACCATTTCTTCCTCTATTCATAAGTTCGCTAGCATATTGTGGTGCATTTACATTACCCATTAGAGAAAGAGCGGTCCAAGCACCTAATTTTGCTACATTTGCTTTAGATTCACCAAAACCTAATCCATTAACTACTTCTTTTACTGTATTAGCAGCCGCAGGAATTCCAAGGTTGTTGATTGCAATATTGCGAGCTGTAGGTGCTCTACCCGGGCCAATCATTGATCCTACATCTTCTGTAAATCCCTGAAATTTTTCTTCTCCCTTGGTCTTAGGTTTTGTGTAACCCTTGGAAGCACTTTGAGAAAATTCCTTAATTTCTTCAGAAGTGGGAAAAACTGGACCTTTTCCTTTAACCATTTTTTCCCATTTTTCCGGTCCCACCAATTCCGATATAGCCCACCCTAAAATTCCCCCTGCTTGTGGAAGACTAGATAAAACATCTGTTCCAAACTTTTCTAAATTTCCTACCCTTCCTAAAATTTGTTCTCCTAGTCTTGAAGCGTTGGAGGCTATATTTCTAGTAATATATCCTAGAGCACTTTCGTCTTTGGTGGGATCAGGTTCTCCTTGATAGGTTTCAGGAGTTTGAAAATTTCCCCATTGAGGTTTTTCCCCTTCTGGAGATTGAGCATCTTGAAAATCTCCCGGAATTTCTTCATTTAATTCCTGTTGCTCGTTTGGAATTTGTTGAATCGGAAGAATTGGCACTTCTTTTTCAAGGATGGGTTTTTTAGCTTGCCTTATCTCTTTTTGAGGAGGAGTTTGGTTTTGAATGTTTGGTCTTTGAAAAGAATCCCAAGAAGGACTTACCATATCCTTTTTCCTCCATTATCCGACGCCCATTGTGCATGTTCTTTTGGAACGAATGTAATATTTCCGTTGGGATCAAAAAAAGGAACAGTTCCTTCTGGAACAGCTTTTATCTCAGACATTTTGACAAACTCATTATTCAATCTATCCACTTGAGGTCTAACTTGATCGAAAATTCTCTGTTGAAAATCTTTAGGTAAGGGCTTGTCATAATCTAGAGCATCTTTTTGCTGCCTACGCATTTCGTCGTAGTAAATTTCTTTCATTTCACCCAGCTTTAACATGTTGCTGGCAATCATTCTTCTACCATCAGGACTATTTAGCAACGTAGGAACTGTTTTTAAAAAGTTATCGACTTCGACCTTAAGAATTCTGTTTCCATAAGTTTCTGGAAGTCCTTTTAATAGGTCTAAACTCAATTTGTTGTATAGCTCTGATGAAGGATCTTCTAACGCTCCTAAAGGTATTCCCAACGTCTCTAAAAAAGCAGCTGCGGGTGCAGAAATTAAATCTCCATCACTAGCTACTTTTTGCATTTGCAATAATCTTGGCTTTGTTTCTGTTTCAAAAGCTTTATATTTATTTGTTGTTTCATTTATAAATTGCTCTTGAGCTTTATAAGAGCTTTCAACGCTTTTTTGTTTTCTTTCTAACTTAGCTCCTGTTAGCTTTGCTTCAGCTTCTGCGTTTTCTTTGCTTACGCCATAGTCTGTCAATAATCTATACTGATCTACTTCATCCAAATCGTTATATCCAGGGGTTTTTCTAACCTCTTGAATTCTTGCAAGTTGATCAGGATCAATTGGTTGACTAGCTTGGGTTTTTCTAGGTTCCATTTGTGGTCGAGAAGTTAACTCGGCTAACTTCACATTATTTCCGTAGGATTTTAAAGATCCTTTTTCCAACCCTCTTTTTGCTTCTAAGTCGGCTAAAATAGCTTGATTTTGCAATTTTTCTGCATAAATTTGATTTTGTTTCTGTTTATTCATTCCCGATTGAATATATTGATCATAAATATGCTTGGCAATGTCTGGCCGTCCACTTAAAGATTGATACAATCCTATCTGTTTGCTTTCTTCATCTAAATTTGGATTTGATAAAATATCTTTTGCTTGCATAAGCTGTTTTTCCAGTTGCCCGCGTTGATACTCTTGTTGCATGGCAGGCACAGCGGTTTGCTGAAAAGCATGGGTAAGAGCTGGAAATAATTGATTACCAAAGGAAGTGTGTGGAGCATATTTATCGGGAAGTGTGTAGACCATTAGAAACCTCCAAAGCCTGGTAATGATCCAAAAGTGCCTTTATATCCTGATTGACCGCCAACGGCAAATGGATTCATGCTTTGTGTAACTGTTGAGCCGCCCTGAGTAAGTCCCTGAAGTCCGCCCATTAGTCCATTCACAGCCGCTCCCCCTGCTGGCCCTCCAAAAATTGAAGCTGCTACGGTTGCTCCCATTTTTAAAGCCTCTCCACCAAATCCTAATTGACCCTGTTTTCCTGGGTCGTAGACATTTTCAAATGGTCTTGCCCCCAGACCTCTGTTTACCGACTGGTTGTATTGATTGAGATAGTCATTAATCGATTGTCGCTGATACTGTTGTTTCATGGCTGCCAATTGCGCTTGCAAATTCGATCCTGCCGAACTTAAAGCCTGACCAAAGCCTGAAGTCATCAAACCTGACCCCATTGCATTCAACCCACCAAACCGTTCTGCTAATCCTGGCACGATTTGCTGATTAAATTGATTCAAATAAGGCTGTTCAAAGTTTTTATATATATCTGATTCAGGGTTAAGGTATTGCTGCAATATTCCCATTGCATTTTGATACCCGCCCGCATTCTGTTGAGTGCGTTGAAGATCTTTTGAAAGTAATCTTTGCTGTTCAGGAGTGTAATTTGAAATTTTCTCCCAACTTGGATCGCGCCTCTCTTCCCAGAAAAATCCCATACACACCTCTTTTATTTTTCAAAGTAGAAAAGAGCTGGTTAATTTTCTATGAAGTCTTTACGTATTCTGCTGTGATGTAGGCTTTGGTAAGTGTTAATTGGCTAGAGCCATTGACAAGATAGATATTCGTATCGTTCATATCAATTTGAATACTTGAAGTTAAGACAACATTTACATAAGGCAATGGAAGTAAAAATCTATTGATATTTGTAGCTGTTCCCTGCATAAGGGTTAATTCTGTAATTCCCACAATGTTGTGAGGAAATGACAAAACAGCTCCAGGAGCAATGGGGCCTCCATTCAAAGCGACCATGTCAAATTCTTTTCGGTAGACATCTCTAAACTTCTGAGGATTTCCAGGAGTGAAAAATTGCTTAAAAGTGGCAATTTCAATTGGTAAATAAAGCCCTCCCTCTTTGGTGTTTAAGATGCTCGCCATACGCTTTAAATAAAGCTGTATGATCTCATTAAACTCGTCCTGTTTATCTGGAAAGTCTAAAGAAATGGGTAGCTGATTAGATATGAGGGATAGATTAGATCCAAACATTAGAAAATGAGTTTCCCTCCTTGTCTGGCGTAAAAATTGATCGCATTCAATACCCAAGTCTGTTGGTGAGTTGCTAAGGTGTTCATGAGGTTATCATCATAGGTCATTTGAATGCGGATAAATTGACCCACAATCGTGCAAAAGAATCGGTGCCACGCGATATCTGAACTGTTTATAGCGTCATTTCCGTAATACGGAGCTGTTAAATAGGTCTCTAGTGACGAATTTCCAATTTTTACATTTCCGGCCAAGGCTAAAAAAGTGTTCGTGTATAAGTTGACACTCATTGACGAGCTATTAGTCGTGTCCATCAGAAAATCGATGTAAGACATCTTTATTTGCTTTCCAGCAGGAGTGTAAGGATTAAAATCTTTTGTCTGTACGTTTAACTTTGGCAAGAGTGTGATAAGCCCACCTCCTACATAAGAAGCAGAAGAAGAAGGTGTAAAAGAAAAATTGTTCACATAGATTTGTTGTGTAAAGTCCCACTTGTAAAGCCCTAAAGTGTTATTATCTATGTATTTAGCTAAATAAATTTGATTGTTTAAATCAGTCGATATTGGAGAACCTGCATTTAAAAACGTTAACCCTGTTATGTAAATACTTTCGTCATTGTCTAGATTGTGATTGGGCACTACAAGTTGAATGGGGGTAGTGGTCAAATCTATGGATTTTATCGAGATATAAGGATCGTCAGGAGTGTTATATCCATAGTAGTGGATAAATCCCGCCTGGTTGCCTATCACAATTCTTGGAAAAAGTGCATAATTTGATACAGTATCCCACGTAATATCGGCATCGTCCCATGTAATATCTGTAGAGTCCCATGTAATACCTTCAGTGGGCTGAAGAGTGCCAAAGACTGTAACATTATCTCTAAAAAGCGCGTAAGTGTTGTTTCTGTAGTTGTATACGATGACTTTATTGGGAAAATATTGATCAGTAGTCGAAATATCCGAATCGTTGAAACACCAATAGACAAGTTCTTTTTGAAAATCTCGGATTCCTTGAACGCGCTGAGGTCCATCTTGTGTGTTCTTGATCTCAAAAACTAAATCCGGTACCGCTTCGTCTATGCGAGACACGGTCACCGCGTTAGATTGTATAATCGCTCTATCTCCAACCGCCAACACTCCCGAATCAAATAGAGTGGGTGAAAATGTACTTTCTGACCCAAAATCAGAGCTGATACGTTCAAATAAAAAAGGAGACCCATATTCTCCCACATAGCGCAATTGCCAAGTGGATCTTTCGAAAAATACAATCAAGGTGTTTTTAAAAAATACGACTGAAACTATTTGTTCTGAGGTAGGTGCGTCTGCAAAACCCCCTTTTCCAAAAATGTCACTTCGCCATGCATCCGCTTGTAAAGGGTTTCCTTGTTGTGAAAATCGCACACGATTGAAGAAATTGGGAGCTGCGGCACCGTAAGCTAAGCCCTCAATTGTGTTAAAAGCTAACAGTCTGCCGTAATAGGGGATTAAACAGCGAGCTTCAAGAAGAAGTGTTCCAGCTGCATCTAACTGAGGTGCAAAGTCTGTAAAAGTGGTGCCGTCTTGCGTATATCGCATAGGTGAACCGGCGCTATCTACGAAATTTGTGACAAAAAACGTTCTTATACTAGAATCTGCGCCTTGATAATTCGTCGACCAAAAAAAGTCATCGTCTCCACCGTCCCATGTATAGGGATCTATGGAATTGAAATTATTGGCTGAAAAATTATAAACATACTTAGTATCAAAGAATAATGATTGCTCATTGTTAATATTAGAAAGTTCCCTGGATTTGATTCCCATAACAGGAAGGTTAGGATAATAAGCCATGCTAACCGTAACGGCAAGTAAACCTCCTGAAGGCGCAGAAGCAGAAAAAATAAGAATACCTGTACTATAGTTGATGTAAGCCGCTGTGATATTTCCAGCTGTTACCGTCATAACTCCTGTGCTATTGGCATTTGTTAGGGTTTGCGCTCCTATGGTCACCGTGATCGTAGTGAGCGACCCCAATTCAACGCTAGCGTTTGGCTCTGTTGCTAGAAGTCCTAATTGTGTAAAAAGATTGATGCCGTTGACGTAACTTCCTGCAATATAAGTGGTGTTTCCAGCAGCAGCTACTAGAACACGTCTTAATCTGCCTGTTGCGCCTACCTTCTTAATGCATTCTCTTTTCTTTACGCGACTTCTCCAGCAATACGCGTTTTCTAATACAGGAAAGGCTTTATCTGGGATTAGATAAGGTTTTCGATCGGATTGTAATCCTGCGTCTGGCCCAGCAATGCTAAATGGTTGGAGAGGTTGCATTTAATTGCCTATAGCAAACCAAGAAAATGGAATACCAAATGGTGAAAATGTACCCAAATTGAATCCTGTTGTAGATATATTAATAACACTCCAAATTATTGAACTTGAAACAGTTGTGTTGTGTGTTTGGGCAAATACCTGGAAACAATTATTTGGAAAGTTTATGTTTGATGTTGCAAAAAGCACAGGAGTGTTAAAATTTACAGTTGAAATTGATCCCCATTGAATAATCAATCCACCAGGGAGAGTTGAATATCCATTTTCTAATGCTACAGGCGTTACACCTGTTAAACGTACTTCAGCGCCATTATTTTCTTGTCTCCAAAACAAACTTGTAATGCCAGAGACATCCTTGGCATACAACCCCCCCTCATTTAACGCAGTAGATGGAGCGCTTCCCTGCTGCGGCATTTGCAAAAACTTGTGTTTGCCTTGATCTACAGCACCTAAAGCTAAATGATTTACAGAAAATGCGGTATTAATGACCGTAAAATTGGATCGAATTTGCGGCTTCGAATTGCTGAGACTTTGCCCATCAAAAGGGATTCCGACTGTGTAGGTCATACCGACTCTCTGTTACTTTTTCTTATTAGACTTCTTTTCTATGCGTGCTTCGGCCATTTCTTGCATTGGAGTCTCTTTCTTCACGTCATTTTTCTTATGTTTTTCTTTTTTCTTGTGACGCTTCTTTTCCATTACAAAAATCTCCTAATTAATACTTTGAGGTCCGAATATTCCGTAATTGCTGCCTGTATAATTACTAAGTTGATTAGAAAAGATAGTGGGAATGCGTTGCTTGCCCAGTTCTGCATATGTGCGCGTATAGCCAACCTGATATCTTTCATCTAACATCTTATCCATCATGGCTATGCCATCTAAATCCCAACGATCCTCATAGATTTTCTTAGCTGCACCAACCGCTAGACATTCCCACCATTCCAAAAGTTCTGGAGTGCCGGAATAGTTGATATTATTGGGATCTTCCGTGCCTAGAATTGCTTGAGAGGGTTGTCGATACGCGGTGAGTTCGATGGTGTAACCTTTATCAGGAACAGGGGCTAAAAAGAATTGTTGCTGAAAAAAGCAAATAGATTGGGGAATCTGCAAAATAGCTGGTCTATATTGCACTTGTATGTTGTTTCCGGCGGGTACAGCTACGGGATTTGTCCCATCTCCAAATTTCACACTAATAGCACCCGTTTCGTAACTGATAGTGTTAACACCAAGGGGATCAATGTCTCCTATCAAGTTACCCGCTCCGTCATCCGTAACAGCTAGGCTAGTTCCATAAGACGTATTGGCAGTGATCAAAATATTCATTACCCTGCCAAGATTGGCTTGAGGATAAGTAGGTTGATGGGTGACCGAGGAATTTGTAGAGAATAAAGGCGATTGTACGGCGGGGTTGTTATTATAACTTCGGATAATAGGATTAGAGGTGGTAACTCCGATATAAGTGGTGGAGGCATCCCCTGTTCCAGTAGCGAAATCTTTCATGTACTGCCAGCTGTACCAATTTGCAAAAAATCCTGATAAGTTATAGTAAAGGGCGATGGCACGATTGGCGCAGTAAACAGGTCCCTGAACGGTAGTATAATGTTCCCAGTCAAAAGGATAAGTGTCTATCCCTCTTTGCGTTGTGAATACAAACTGATCCTGAAGCTTAAGAGAGCGAAACTGTGCAGGAAAGTCGTAAAGATAAAAGCTGTTAATGTAGTCGATGATTTGCGCATCTGTGAGCTGATAATCTGTAGAAGATCCCGAAAGCTTTCGAGCTTTTACGATGATATCTTGAAGAGTACCTACACTCATTATACCCTCACGTTGTCAAAAGCATCGGAAAGGATGTTAAAGACAAAAAACGGATTTGAAATATTAATGCCAGAACCTACAGGCACACACACAGGAGGGCTCGTTTCTCCAGAAACCGGGTAGATAAAAGGAGTAAAGAATAGAGTGTCAATATCTACGACAATGTTGAAATCACCTACAGACAAGACTTTACCTTGTCTATTGTTGATCTCAACCATACCGTACGGCTTTGACACTCTGAAAGAAACGATTTCGTGTAAAACAAAATCATGCGTATCTGAAAAAGTTACTGTCGCATGCTGTTCGTTTGATATATCCGTGATGTATCGAAAACGAGGAAAAAACCTATTGGTTGTCATGACGGAATCTTTATCTCTCCAAGATATTCAACAGGAGTAAATCGAATTCTGGAAATAACATCATATTCACCTAACACCTGTCTTTTACCAGGCATTGCCTGCATTGTAGGTTTGCGAATTTTCTTTTTAGTGTTGTTCAGATGTTTAACGATGCCCATAGGCAATTCACATATTTCTCCATGCTGCAAGCGAATTGAATAGATTGGATCGTCTTTAAAGAATCGATAACAAAAATCCATCCATCCGCCTTGCGCATCTAAAAACTCAAACATGCCTTTGACGGGTTTTTCGTGCTCTTTTCTTAGCTTTTTAACCAAGTCCTCGTACTTTTCTTTAGTGAGAAACTTCTTTGACTTTCTTGATAATTCCGTAATTTCCATATGCCCTCATAATCCCCCTCCGTAGAGGGGGTATTGTTAATGTAAAGCGGTTTTACATGGCCTAGGTATACGCCTTATAATCATCGTACTTATAGGCTTGCCACATCCAGATATCCCCGTCTGTAGCAGCAAAGCCGCTAACTTGGAACAGGCCTGCACCAAACGAAATCAAGCGTACATTTCGATTATCGAAAGCATCTTGAAGATTGGTTCCTGGGGGTTGTTGTGGAATGGTTGCACTGCCATTATATGGCACCACTCCAGAACTGGATGGCACGCATACAGCGGGACTTACACCAGCAGCCGCAACCGCGCTAGTGGGGAATGTAAACGCCGTAAACCCGGAGGTGTCTAGATCTATAGTGATCGAAGATTCGGGCGTAGCGTCGGTAGGTGCATCATTTACCACAGAAAGTACACGTGCGGTTTTGTAATTGATTTCATCCATGCCAAAAGCAGAAGACACACGGAAAGAAACAATTTCTCCAGGTGTAAAATCGTTTTTAGTTGTAAAATACACTTTAGCCTGAGCGGCTTGGGTAATATTTGCGATATATGCCCAATGCGGATAAAACAGACTTGGAATGTATTTTACTACAAAACCAGCTGTTGCATTAGCCGCAAAAGTGATTCCGCTAGTAGCCATATACCCAAGCGTGATGCTTGTGTTTGCTGTAACAGCGGTCACTTGAAAAGTGTAACCCGCAATCTGTAGCTCGCCGGTGGTGCTGTACAGCCTGACAAAATCCCCGACGGAAATTGTGCCAGTATTTGTCATTGAAACTACAAAAGTACCAGCGTTTCCTGTAATAGTCGTACTTGCTAAAGCCGCAAAAGTAGGAGGACTCGTCGTATCGTAGTGACTAATCCCCAAAGTTGTTAAAGCTTTGGATGTAATTGCTGGGTTTGTAGCATCCGAAGATTGCTGTAAGCCTTTGGCTGTATATTGAGCCATAGACCTTTCCCACCACCACTCGATAGAGTTAGCGTCGTTAGCTTTTCCCCAAGCGGTAATAGCTTTTGCGATGATAAAATCGGGCGGATTTTGACTTTGAAGCTCTACTGTGACAGGATTGGCAACGCTTGCGCTAGCCATTGATACTTCGAAGGTTCCCCCGCCAATCATTTGATACGGTTGCATGATACCCCTCCTATGCTAGTGACATGGTTGCACGACCGTTTAGAATCCATT